GTCTTGCATCCAACCAACAACTTCCACCATGTTATCAAAGTCCCGTAAAAACAAATCATATTTTTCGGCTCTTGGGAGTTTATGCTCTATTGCCAATTTCTTAGCGAGTTCACGAAAATTCATCTTCTTTCCTTCAGTTATAAAAAAATCATTACTTTACTTCATACATTACTGTGTTGGTGTTTCCTAGTGCCCATTTTGGATCAGTTTCAACCGACCATCGTTTTGTTGCCACTCTAAAATCTGGCATTTTTAATTCTTTTGGATTACTACTTGGTTCTAATATAAGTAAACGATTATTTGGTTGAGCAGCAAACTGGCCATTATCACACATAATAAAATTATAAGATTTGTGGTCCGCAACATCTTCGGAAAAGCCAGTATCAAGAGTATTAAAATCAGGATGGGCACTATCAACTGTGAAAAGGTATACGCCATACATCCAATCTCCATTTTTTAATTTAAACTTACATTTCATGGATTGTAACTGTGCTTTTTTAAGAACAGTAATATCATATGATAAACAATCCCATAACTGTAAACTATCTAGTGGTTGTGGAGTGCCTTCAATTGGTTTCCAACAAAATGCGTGTAGTGGTAACTTATCATATAACGCACCATAATCGTTCAAATAGGCCTCAATACGAAACGCTTGGCCTCGTAACGATTTGATACTTACCCACCAACAAGATTCTAATTCACCATGGCCTTTTTCAAAGTCATAAAGAAATTCTTTACGAACAAAACATTTAACTGGTGGTAAGTTTGCTATAATATGTGCCATATAATTTTTTTTCTTATCCTAAAAACACCAAAGGTACTTCTGTTTTTTGTAGTGAGTTAGCAAAGACAAAAAACGGAACAAATCTTTCATTGAGAAAACCAGGATATCTCCAAGGCAATGGCTCAGAAGTTGTTCGTATTGTTGGATATGCGTCTGAACAATGAAACCAAATATACTCCATAATTTGGAAATACTCTCTTACTAAATTTTGATACAGGTCTTTACGCATAATATAAACACCCTCATAACTGATTGTGTTATGTCCAGGATTTGTAAACCAAGACATGTGTTTTTCATACAATGGGTTTACCTGAACGATTGCTTGCTTAAATAAATTCCAATATTCTGGTGGTTGAGATTGTAGGTACTGTTCTTCAATAGAAATATTAATAGCTCTAGCACGATTCATAATTACATCGGATGTTTCTAAGATTTTAAGAGCAGCTTCTTTTTGTTCATCTGATGTAAGATACTTAACCGATTCTTCAGTTGCTGGCATTACAACTTTTTCATGTGGATTGTTTTCTGCATCCAAAATATAAAGATAACGGCGATAAGAACCAACACCAACATACTGAGGCATCTCAAAGCTAAGATTTGCTACATACAAATCTGTTACTTGTTGACCAATTGCTCGGAGAAATTCTTCTTCGGTTGCTCTAAAATAGTAATGTTTATATTTTAATATTTCACTATCAAGTGTGACATTAATAAACGAACCTTTTTCTGAAGGCGGATGCCATTCATAAGCACCTGTGCCACCAGCATAACACGCCTTTACCCAAGACGAATCAAAATTAAAAGGAAAATCTTTATGAAAATGGGTATAAAAACGAATAGACATTATTCTACCTTTTGTGTTTCTTTTTTGTTCTTTTCTGGTTTGAATGGGATTGAAGCTGAAAGCTCGGCTTCAATCATAGAATTTTTGAAATGACCTCGTCTAAGTGGGTCAATGATTGTAGCAAGTTGTCTTTTGGACTCTTTGCTGAGTTTGAAATTTTTATCACGCTTTACCATAATATATCTTTATAATGTTAGTTAATATTCATTAGGTTTTTTACCTATATTGTATTTTGCAATTAAATCCCACTCATCTTTTTCCTTAAAAGAAATAATCTTTATTTGATGTAGCGGTGCAATATTATCTTCAATCAATTTGTAGTTTAATATTTTTACCAGACCCCATTCTTCTAGTAAATTTGCAATAGCATTTCTACGCTGTATATCATTCTCAGAAATATTAGATGGTTTGCCATCTAATGCAAATAGTTCCTTAAAATGAACGATGTAATACTTGCCTTGTTTATGTAAAATGTGGCAAGATTGGTATAATACTTTTTCTTTGCGTGAAGAAACGCCAATGCGAGTTAAGGTTTCACGCACCTTTAAAAAATCGTCTTGTTCATTAAGGCTAACCTCAATGAACTGAGTCAAGTCAACCATCTCACTTCCTTAATCCACCGGTATCGGTTTGTTCTTTTAATTTTTGGATTTGTTCTTTGCTTAATAAGCGGAGAGCCTCACGGGCTTTGGAATCTGAGAAACCATAGATTGTCTTTATACATTCTAAATCATCATTTTTTTCAGATTTTATCCACTTCGCAAAAGGTCGTTTCTGTGACCTCACCGTATTTAGTAAAAAGTCATTTTGAAGCTTCTTATCTAAGTGGTGGCGGCGATTGACTTCATTAGCAAAAAACACACAGTCCTGATGGTAAGAAAGGCTGCGGTTTACGATAAAAGGTACATATTCCTTCTCTGTTAATTCATCAACAATAAGTTGCTTCTTGCCTTGTAGTATTTCTTTTACATAATCAAATGGGCTCATGTCAACATCCTAATCAGTCCGATTGTATCAATGGTGACGAGAAGCAAATAATTAGCAAGCATACCAAATGATTTACGAGTATAGGAAGCCCAACCATACATAGCGCAACCGGCAATCCAAATAGGGTATAAGATAAGAAGTGGGGGGTTGGGAACGGTGAGAGCCATAGTGATACTGCAACCAATGCTAATAGCCCAAGCAACGAGTTCAACCGCAAACCGTATTCTATTACTTTTCCAGTCATCTTTTATCCATTCAAATAGGTTATAGAATAAATCATTCATTGATTGAACTCACAGTTGACCATAATTTCTGTGAGGCAAGCTACAGTATTTATTTCTTGGTCGGCCACAAAGGCTGCCTTATACTGATAGTCAGCTAGAATTACAACCGCCTGTGGAACAGATGAGGGTTTTAAAGTATCATTTAATGTATCATATAGTTTACGAAACAGCGTGGTATTGTCTATTTCGTGTGACGCTACCCACTTACGAATGGCACCAAAATCTTTAGCAACAATATGCTTGGACAGTTCATCTACTGAGATGTCAGCAATTTGAACAAGAATACCTGTGTCAATTTTACCAAACTGTGAGTAACGCTGAAGTTCATTTAATACACGGCGAAAATCTGGAAAATGTTTCTTAATTAATTCTGCCAAAACCTTCTCATCAGCATCAATTTTTTCACTTTGCAAAATAGATTGAATTCGTTTAAAGAACGCAGAGGCCATCTTAGCCTTCTCACCATTCTTTAAACCAAAATCAATAACTGCACACCGTGAATGGAGTGGTTCAATGATACGATTCTTATAGTTACATGTAAAGATGAACGAGCAGTTGCTAGCGAATTCTTCAATCGCATTACGCAAGGCAGGTTGAGTTGAGTTTGGGTTTAGATAATCTGCTTCGTCAATGATGATGACCTTACGACCACCGGTAAGCGACATAGATGAAGCATAGTTTTTGATTTTGGTTCTAAAAGTATCAATACCACTTTCATCTGAACCATTGATGACCATAAAATCACAACCAATTTCATTACACATGGCTTTGGCAATGGTGGTCTTTCCTACACCAGCACCACCCGCCAAAAGTAAATTAGGAATTTGTTTTTGATTTACATATTCCTGAAATGGTTGTTTCAGGCGGTCAGGTAAAATACAATCGTCAACAGTTTGAGGCCTGTATTTTTCTGTCCATAAAAGGTGTTCCATAATATAATTCTTTCACAATATACTTCATAATAAAATACTTAGTCACGCTCATTCAAACGAGCAACTACTGTTAGGTAATCTTCTTTTACTTCCCAAGAACCTACAGGACCAGCAAACAGAATAGTAACTTTCTTTTCTTTATTTCCTTCAGCAGTTGCTACTGTGGTAACTCTTTCAAATACATTAATGATGTGGTCTGGATTAATTGCAATTGATTCATCAACATGTCCTTCAACCGCATTTGTAAACATTTTAAATGGCATATTAGTTACCTTTTTCAAATTTAGAGCCTGCCTCAGTTGTAACCCAATATTGAAGCGGAACAGTTTTGTTTTTAAAGTGTGAAATACCTTTTG